AATACGGAGACAGAGAAAACATCAAAACCTGAAAGCCGTTTGGTTGTGAGTCCGGGTCAAAAATGGTTAAGGCATGGAACTAATAGCGATTTCATAGTAGTTCCATTATCACAAGATCCCGACCATGATTTGGATTGGTTATGTGCCCGGTTTATGTTATATGGCGAAGGTCGTTTGTTAGGCGCTCAAATTATACCCTATTCTCGCGAAGAAATCATAGGCGAGATGGTTTATCAAGGTTATATAAGTAAGGAAGCCGAGTAATGGCAGAAGATAGTAGGAAATGTGAAACTTGTAAACACTTTCGATCTTACCATCAGATATTTGACTTCGACCCTTATGAGGACGAGGATATTGGTGAATGTCATGTTAGTGGCTTATATCCACCGGACAGATGTGGTATAACCTGGGAAGATAGCTGTGAGAAGTGGGAGGTATACGAGTAATGAAGCGGCCTAAAAGGGCAAGGGTAAATGGCAAAAAAATAAAATAAGGCTAACAGCCCAAAAGAAAGATCAGGCACAAACGGGATAGCTTCCCGCCGAGTGCTGCGACCACGACGCCTGTCACAGGGGCCGAATGGGATTTGAGAATTCGAATCTTGTTCGGCCCCTTTTTCTTTTGGCATTAATCAGCGCAATCAGCGTAATCCGCGGTTAAATGAAGATATCTTAGATACAAATGGCGACGAAAACTAAAACACGGGGCAGAACGGTACACCGGCGGCGGTCACTGGCGCCGAAGCGGTGGCGTGCTATCCTCTGCGATATTCCCGGCTACGATCCGTTCGGCGATGTCGAGGGCTGTTTTTTCGATGCGGCCGCAGCCGACTACTATCTCGAGTTCATCGAGACATGCTGCACTCATATCGAGGGTGATCTGGCGGGCAGGCCGTTCAAGCTCGAGCGATGGCAGAAGGCGATTGTGGGCAATTTGTTCGGCTGGTACAAAAAAGACTTTCTCGGCCGGGTGGTTCGGCGGTATCGCAAGTGCTTTCTTTACGTTCCGCGAAAGAACGGCAAGACACCGCTGACGGCTGCGATACATAACGCGGTATTTTTCCTGGACGATGAGGCCGGGCAGGTCAATAACTTGGCCGCCGCATCGCGGGAGCAGGCGACAAAACTCTACCGGCATATATCCGGCATGATCAATAACGAGATAGAGATGGAGAGCCGCTGCCAGCAGTACGCGACGACGCGGTGCATTACCAAGCCGGACAATTCGGTTACCAAGGTAATCCCCGCCGATGACAAGGTCGCCCACGGCGACAATCAGCATTTCGGGGCGATAGACGAACTGCATACCCAGCCGAACCGCAAATTGTACGATGCCTTGACAACGGCGATGGCGTCGGCGAACCGGCCTCAGCCGATCATCTTTTTCGTTACGACCGCCGATTTCGATCGGCCGAGCGTCTGCAACAAGGAATACGACTACGCATGCAAGGTCAGGGACGGTATGGCCGACCAGGCGTACCTGCCGGTGATATACGAGGCTATGCACAAAAACAAAGACGGCCGGATGGTTGCCGACGATTTCAGGAGTGAGAAGAGCTGGTACAAGGCCAATCCCAATCTCGGGGTATCGGTTTCGCTCGATTATTTGCGATCGGCTGCCAAGCGGGCTATCGACGAGCCCGAGAGCGAGAATACATTTAAGCGGCTTCATTTGAATATCCGGACCGAGCAGGCCGAGCGGGTGATACCGATGGACGCCTGGGACGCATGTAAGAGGGAAATCGACTGGGCCGAATTGGCCGGCCGGACGTGCTTCGCCGGTCTGGATATCGGGGCGATTCGCGACTTCGTTTCGCTTGTGCTCGTATTCGGCGGCGAGGCGGGCGAGCCGGTGACGGTCGAGTACGAGGATTTGAAGGGCGAGAAAAAACAGTGGACGTTCGTTCGAAGAGATTACCGGATGAGGCATTTCTGCTGGCTGCCGGCTGACCCTCGCAAAAGGGACGGCCGGATGGCCGAACAGATAGACGCGTGGGTTCGGCGGGGCCATATAATCGAGACGCCCGGTAACGTGGTCGACTACGATCAGGTCGAGGCCGATATCGCAAAGATAATCCGTCCTTACGGGCTGCGGAAATTCGCCGTCGACCAGGGGTTTCAGGGTATGCAGATCACGCAGAACCTTATGAAGCGGTACGGGGACGAGCGGGTGGTGGCGTTCCGGCAGGGGATATTATCGATGGCGGCGCCGTGGCGGGAATTGATGCAGTTGGTAATGGCAGGGCGATTGAGTCACGACGGCGACCCGGTACTGCGGTGGATGGCGTCGAACGTCGCATCCGAGAGCCGCGGCGGCCTTGCCAAGCCGTCGAAAGACAAGTCTTCCGAGAAAATAGATGGAATAACGGCCGCGACAATGGCGATCGGGGTCGCAATGACGGACGAAGGGCCGAAAAAAAGCGTTTATGAAGATCATGGGATCAGGACCTTATGAATATAATAGGTGCAATATCCAGATTATTCGGGGCCAGGGCCAGGCGCGATACGGGTAGCAGTAACCCATCTAAATGGTTTAGTGACTGGGTATCGGGCGGCGGAGAGACGGCCAGCGGCGTTCGCGTTACCGAGCAATCTGCTATGAAATACACACCGTTTTTCTCGGCTGTGAGAATAATATCGGGTACATTAGCGGCCCTGCCGTTTCTTGTATATCGCCGGCTCGGTAACGGCGGTAAGAAAAGGGAGCCCGGTCATATCATACACAAGCTACTGCACGATCGGCCGAACGATTTCATCGATGCGATTACTTTTATCGAAACGCGAATGGCCCATGTTCTGACTTACGGTAACGGCTTCGCCGAGATCCAAAGGGACGGGGCGGGCCGGCCGGTCGCGCTGTGGCCTCTGCTGCCGAACAAGACGTTTCGAAAGATAAAGGATGGCGTCCCTTACTATGAGATACATTCGCAAACAGGGGAGGTTGCCGTACTGGCCGATTATAACGTGCTGCATATCAAAGGTCTGGGTTTCGACGGTTATACCGGATATAACGTGGTGCAATATCACAAAGAGGCCATCGGATACGGAAAAGCGGTTAAGGAATACGGGGCCAGGTTCTTCGGCAACGACGCCTCGCCGGGCGGTGTGCTCGAGCATCCGCAGAGCCTGGGCGAAAAAGCATATAAGCGGCTGCAGGAGTCGTGGGATACGGAACATCGCGGATTAGAGCAGGCGCATCGGATGCGGATACTCGAGGAGGGTATGAAGTACAATAAAACAGGTGTGGACCCGGAGCATGCACAGGCTCTGGAAGTGCAGAAATGGACGGTCGACGACTGCTCGAGGATATTTCAGATTCCGCCTCATAAATTAGGGTCGATGGAATTCTCCAAATATAACAACGTCGAGCAGCTTCAATTAGATTTCGTGGCGACGACGATGCTGTACTGGTTCCGTAAATGGGAGCAGGAATGCAATTATAAATTATTCATGCCGTCGGAGCAGAAGCGGCTTTTCACCGAGATTCTGGTGGACGGCCTTTTGCGTAGCGATATCAAGTCGAGATACGCGGCTTATAAGGTCGGTCGAGACGCCGGCTTTTTATGCGTGGACGATATTCGCGAGAAAGAGAATATGAATCCCCTGCCGGACGGACGAGGTAAAATATTCCTCGAACCTTTGAATATGAAAGAGGCCGGCTCACCGGATCCGGATACGGACGATACCGAAGGCGGCGATGATAAGCCCGCCGGCGATGACGACGACGATGTACGCAATGCGCATCGGAACCTTATCGCAAGTCAATGGGGAAGGGTAATTACCAAACAGAACAAGGCTAAGGATAAGAACGGCGATTTCTGGCCGGCCCATCGGAAATGGGCGGCGAATATACTTTTCGAGCCGGTAAATGCTTATGCAAGTACCCTGGGTGTCGGGGCCGGGAAGGTGCGAAGCGTTCTCGATACCTGGAATGCCAATTTTTTAGTTAGCGAATATAAACTTAACGATATGGATGCCGGACGGCTTGCTGACGAGATCATGAAAATGATAGGAGCGAATAATGAATATAGATAACAAGAAACCGGAAAAGGTTCTACGCACGCTCGGGCCCGAAGAGGTCGAGCTCCGAATAACCGATAAAGATGATCCGAAGATTACCGGCTACGCGGCGAAGTTCAGCAAGTGGTCGCTTGATCTGGGCGGGTTCCGAGAGAAGGTACGCAAAGGCGCTTTCGATGAGGCGATCGAGAAATCCGATGTTCGGGCATTGAAAAACCACGACCGGAATCTGCTATTAGGGCGGACGTCATCGGGGACGCTCAGATTGAAAATAAATTCAGTGGGCCTGGGCTTCGAAATCGATCCGCCGAATACCACAACCGGCGCCGATACTATCGAGGAGATTCGCCGGGGTGATCTGTCCGGCTGCTCGTTCGCGTTTACCGTCGTCGAGGACGATTGGAAGTATCCGGAAGAAGGGCCGATCGAGCGGACGATTATTAAGGTGGGCGAAATATTCGACGTCGGGCCGGTGACGTACCCGGCGTATCCCGATACGACGGTTGCCGCCAGGTCGACGGAGATGGTCAAACAGCTTACCGAACAAAGACAAAACGAAGAGATCGAGGAAAAGAAAAAAACCACCTACGAATGCGAATGCATAGAGTGTGGACATACGGACGAGTTCGAGGAGCACTGCAAGGATATTAAATGCCCCGAATGCGGCGGTGAGATGAGAAGGAAACAAAGGCCGGGGCCCGGCCGGTCGCAGGAATTGGAGGACAAAACAGCCGACGAGCCGAAAGAGATAAGCGCCGAGAGAAAAAGGAAATGTGCTCGTGGCTACCGCCGGGCCGTGCGCATTATCGAGCGGAACAAAAAATTGATCGGTCTCTGTAAAAAAGAATAATATCGCCGGCCGATGTTCGGCGATTTCAAAGTAGCCGGGCCGATGTTCCGGCGAAATATCGTTTGTTAAGGAAAAAAGAAATGTCATAACCAAAAAAGAGCAGGCACGGGCG